GATGCAGGCGTTGACGCCGGACGTGATGCTGACTGCAACAACGCCCTTGGTTCTGGCGCAGTACGCCTCATGCACTGACATCGCATCGATCTCCCCCTCGGTGATGATCAAGTGGGAGCCACTGCCAATGTGCTGACCAAACAGTTGGGTGCCTTTGGATGAACCCTTCCAGCTGATCTGCTTAGGCAGTATCCGAATGTGCGTTGCAGCGTTGCGACCTTGCTGGTCTTTGATGTGGGCGAAGTGTGCTGGCCTGCCGTGATGCAGCGCCACTTGGTAGTCATACAACCGACAGGTTGATTGACCGATGTGTCTGTCTGACAGCTGTTCATAGATGCCAGCTGGCAAGGGATTTTCAACCTGAGTCTCCGCCGCATCCATACGGCTGCTGTATCCAGCGAGGGGATCAGGCTTGTTCTGTGTATTCATGAAGTGCTGTCCGCAGGCGTAGCAATGGATGGAACCGTCGTCGCTATTAACGGAAGCTCCGTCTGAGCTGCCGCATCCTTCTGTGTCGGGGCACGGAATGTGAGTCTTTGTCCAGTTACCCATGCAGCTAGGAAGTCATCGGGGATGGGGGTGGGACACCAAGCCAGTCCGTACTTCTCACACCACATGCAGTACGAGGTTTTACTCGTCTTGCTGATCCGCATGTGCGGACGTTGCAGTGCAATAAAGATCGGCAGTGTTGGATGCCGTTGAATAACAGCGAGCATTTTTGATCGCTCACTGCTGGGCCAGTAACCCTTGACTTCAATCCAGAAATCAAAGGCCTTGCCCTTCACTCGGAAGTCTGGGGTATAGAACCGCTTGAGGTAGAAATCGAATCGATCTTTTTCGTAATCGATGTCAAGGCCCTGCTGTTGCAAGGCCTGACTGATCTCTCCCTCAAGCTTGGATCTGAACTCGCCTTTCTTCCGCCGCTCCCTGTGTTGGTTGAAGCGGTTGAACATCAGTCGTTGAGGATGGCTTGCAGTTCGTCAATGCCTTCACGCTCTGCCTGCCAACCACCTTCAACAGGTGCCACTGTGATCTCAGAAGCGGGTGCCTTCAGCTCCACAATCTGCAGGCCAACCAACTGGAACTGCACACCCTTAACTGCAGTGTCATAAGCGAAGGCGTTGTAGATCACCTTGACCTTGCTGCCACTGCCCAGCTTGGGAGGATTGGCAGGCTTCTGGCCCAGTGAATCGAAGATGACAGGGGGATTGTTGCGGACAATCTCACCGCGCATCTTGCGCTCAACCTTGCGCTTGAAGATCACAAGATTGTGGTCATCAACCTTGGTCTTGGTGCCGTCTTCCTCTTTCTTGTAGCTGTCTTTCCAAGGGGTGTTCCAGCCTTGGGGGGTGGGCTTGGGGAACTTGCCAGCCTTCTGCTTGTCTGCGATCTCCTCAAGTGCAGCGTCTTCAAACTGCTGCATCGAGGTAACAGGAACGTTTAGTGCAACGTTCCATTCGAGAGCACCGCTGAGGTTTTCACGGGGCTCAGAAAGATATGCGAATGCAACCTCTTGAATGTCGGTTGAAATGTTGTTGGCCATGAAGGAAAGTGATGGATAAAAGTGCTGGTCTTACAGGCTGCAGTCGATCAACCCTGCCAGCAATGTGAGCCTACTAGCATTGTTGCCAGTAGGCAAGTTGTTAGCAGAACAAATGCAAGTTTTCCCCAATCTCATGCAGCTCAAGCGTGTTCTTATACGGAGCCCACGGCATACGCTGCCCGGTCTCATCCTCTACCCGCTGCTTCAACTTGGACAGGTGGTCCTCGCTGTAGAACCTGGCGAACTGATCATTAAGTTCGCGCCGAAGCAGTGCAACCTTGTCAAGGCTGGTCCCTACGCAATCGTGGACTGTCACCAGCGGATATTCATACGCACGCCAGTGCCAAATGAATCGCTCCAAGAACGCCGCATCCATGGAGTGGATGTAATCAGCAGCCAACCGGCTGTAACTCTTCTGCTTGCAGATAATTCCGTCATCCAACCCGCAGCTGATCTTCATCATCCGGCCGCTTAACTCCAAATACATGTTGTGCTCATTGGTCTCCATCCCATAGCTCAACACCCGCATTCCGTTGGGTGTCACCCATGACGGGGCCTTGCCCTGATCAACACTGGCCTTCGCCAATACCCTCAACCATTTCTGCAATCCATTCACACTTGGCAGCACCTCTTTCACTGCTGCGTTGATCGCAAAGCCCAACGTCTTCGCCAGGTCCACCACCCTGATGCCATCAGGTGTCAGGAAGTTGTTGATCCGATCCCGGCAGTGCTCTTCAATGATTCGCAGCATGGACTGGTGGCTGCGGCCATAGATGCAGGGCATCACGCACAGCTTGATCAGCTTCCGATCAAACCCCCACTCAGCCCACCAGTCCGCACACTTTTTGGTGCGCTCGTCTTCGCTATGCCAAGGCATGGTCTGGTGTTGAACCACCTGACGCACTGCCTCATACAAATCAGCAGGGTGCTCACCAATCACGTTGGTCAACAGCCCCAGGTCAGCGTCCCTCAGCAGACAGGCCAGGTGCCCATAGCCAGAGCACGTTTGATCCAGCTGAAACACCATCCGCGTCTCGTAATCGTCGTCCTCCATGTATCGAGCCATCTCCCTGCACAGCGCCACGAACCGCCACGGTTCCTTGGCCTGCTCCCACCAGCCGATGCAATCCAATGGCTCATCACCAGCTCGCATGATCTGCACGAAGTGCTCGCTGGCCCATAGCTCACGGTCTTTCTGGTCCTTAGGCAATCCCCACGCATCGCCCAACGCCCATAAAAACTCAGGCTCATGGCCACGCATCGGAGCCGGCCGATCGAACACGATCTGACTGCGGCTCACGTCATTGCCTAGGTAGTTCAGTTGGCTGCCCCGCTGGTACTTGCGGCCGCGGCTGTCGTTGAACCACACCCAATAGAACTTGTCCGCATCCTTCAGCTTCCGGTATCCCACCAATGAGTTGATGAAGTGCGTCCGCTGCGTGTTCGCACGCTGGTCTCCCTTCCAACGCCAAAACAAATTCCAATACTCAGTCGGCTCCATCCCTTCGTTCATGCACTTGCGGTTGTTCGGTCGCTCCATCCGCTCACGACATGGCAACGCTCCGATGGCATGACCTAGATCCCAGACCTGATGCTGCAGTTGAACCTGCTCGTGGTTGAACTGAAACGGCACCGATTGCAAGTAGTTCAAGCTGCCCAGCACGCACTCATGCGCTGACTTCATCTGGTCAGGCCATCGTTCCCATGGCACCGTCGAACAAGTGGTCCCGAGCGTGACGAATCCCCCGTCGTCATGCGCTGCCCAATCCCCAGGCGGCACCACCATGGGCATGTAAACAGGACGGAACAGCAGCAAGTTCCGCTGCCAGTTGCGCATGAAATCCCAGTAAGTCTTGGTCATCCGACACACCAACGCCTTGCGGCCACGGCCTGTCTCCTCGCACTCAAACGTCATCAAACCAGTGGTCTGAGCCACCACCTCGACGAACATCGTCCCGAGCTTGAGCCTCTCCTCTCTGCTCAATGGTTGATACAAGGCAGCTTTCTTAAATCCCTTGTCGATCAACCGCTTACGGATTAACGACATGTCCAGCGTTCGGCCATTGGCCAGGCGCAGGCCACGCAGATGCAGCGATCCTTTCCACATCGGATGGTTGAGCCACAACACAAACTCAGCACGTTTTCCAACCTCCACCGCAATGCTGTTGCGCTTGCGGCCATCCATGCTGTGGCTGATGACATGAACCAACGATTCAGCGGCTACTTGCAGCACCGCTCGCTCGTTCTCCATCAACCCCCACATCGCACCGAAATTGGTGGGTGCGCTCTTGGCCTTGCGATACAGCTTGAGGACTTGCTCCAGGTAGGGAGCAGCAAAAGAGTGGGACATAAATCCATCCGCACCCTTCATCCAATCGCCTGCTGTTGCTCTCTGTCCCCCAGTGCCAACGCACCACTCCTCAAGTGCAATCTGTTGCGAAAGCTCTGGTGCAGCTGGGCTGTTGCCGGTGTTTGATTGTTGCCTGGTCATTCTCAGAGATCTCAGTGGTGATCGCTGGTCCTGACTGGTTGTTGCCTAGTGGCAAGTCTTACAAGGCATTAGTAGTGCCGTGCGAAAGACCAAGATACCAGTCAGGGACAGCGTTTTTAGCGGACGGATTGCCCCTCGATGCACCATGAATCAGGTGCTTGCCTGCGTTCAACAGACACAAGAGACTCCAGATCAATGCCGGAGCTGTGGATGTAGCCCTGGGACGTGGCCAAACTGTGATGGCCTGCCCATTCCTTGATCTGGATGGCGTTTGCACCAGCATTGGCCAATCGCGTCAGCTTGGTGTGGCGCAAGGCGTGAATGTTCCATTCCTTTTGAACATCAGGCCCCAGTCCGAAGTAATCGCACGTTTCATAGACCTTCTGCCTGTAGTGGTCACGAAAAGCCCGGTACTTACTCGGGAATGGCTGCCTGTTTCCTGCTCTCCGTGATTGCAGCAGGATCCGCTCAACCTCTTCACTCATTGGCAGCTGTCTGGCGTTGAGGGATTTGGTTTTGATGAACTGAACACGCCTGCTGGTGAAGTTGACCCGCTCCCATGGCAGGTTCTGTGCCTCGCTGACACGGCAGCCCATATGCCAGATGAACTCAGTCAACAGACGCCAGTCGTCAACTTCTATGCACTTCAAAAGGTGCTCAAACCATGCGTCTTGCACCACCAGATCACGAGGCTCGGCTTTGCGCACCGTGCGGCCCTCTGGCATCAGCGGCAGCTCGTAGATGGCCTTCATCCTGCGGGCACGTTTCAGCAGCACTGACAGGGCTGCCAGGTACGTGCGGATCGTGCCGTTAGCGATGCCGTCTTGCTTCAGTGCCGCCACCAAGTCATCCAACGTTTCCGTGGTGACATCAGTGATTGGCGTGTTGAACCCGAGCATCCGACAGGCCCTAACGCCGCGGCCTCTCATGCTCTCGCTGTCGGACCAGTCAACCTTGAGTGCCACCTCAAGGATTGAGGCAACGGTCCCGGTACGTACTGCGGCAATCTCAAAATCAAGATCGATATTGCCTGAGTTGTTGCGCCGGCTGGTCTTGTGTTCAGCACGGGCTTGACGTGTTTTCAGCAAAAAAGCATGGGCCTCGGCTTCAGTGTTGAACGTGCCACTGATCCGCTTGCCATTAAGGCCAACGCCTTGCGCCCTGAAACGGCCGCCTCTATTCGTGATTCCCATAGGAAGTCTCCAGAATAAGATCGAGAAAAATGCGGCCCTTGTCTGTCAGATAAATCAAGATCAAGCGTTCATCATCCAGATCACGCTTTGCTTCGATCAATCCAAATGACTTGTGCCGGTCTGACTTGGCTTTGCCCGTTCCAAAAACATCGACGTTCCGCGATATTGCGGACATGGTCACGCCTAGTTCCTGGCAAAGTTCGGTCTGAGTGGAGCCTGGTTTGAGAGCAATAGCTTTTAAAAAAGCAAGCTGGCTAACTCTCATTTGTGGGAACTTCATTGCCACCAGCTTGTCAGTGGCGAATGAGCTTTTCAGATGTTGGATGTTCATATGTCGTGCGGATCATCGTGATCCGATAGTTGCCAATGCAATGCGTGGAATGCTTGACATGCACGCCTTGGCATTGCTCGCAATAGAAGGCATCGATCGCACCTTCTAGTTCGTAATCTTTTGCCTTATGTGTGAACAAAAATGATGTGAACTGGTGGACTGGTCGTAACATTTGTCCTAAAAATGCTGGTTTTGGTTGACATGGTGTTTGTTGCGGGCTGAACACTGCCTCAAAGTAGCCCGAAAACAGAGCGTAACTGTTGACAGTGCGCAAACTGAATAAAACGCGGACTTTTGGGCCCATCCGTCCCATAGCCCCACTGCTGGCGTTGCCGCCAGTACCTAGCCCACATAGATGGAGTAGGCCGGCTTGCTGGCAGGTACAACGCCGGATAGGTGCGCACCTTCATCGCTGGTAGACGACCTTGACGCCATAGGCCTTCTGAAACGTGCTGGCCGCGGCTCTGGCCTCTTCCAACGTTTCGTATTCCATGAACTCGGACACCGTGTCGATGCTGCCGTCTTCATCGCTGATAAACCGCACCGACCAACGCACTGGACCGTCAGGCACCCATCCAGTGCTGATGTAAACGCCCTTGCTGTATTCAGAGCTAATAAAAAACGCCCCATCCGGCACCGGATACACCGCACGACGTGGAAATTTCGTGTTGAACCACCGCAAGGCTCCAGGTTCAAACCAATGGCCTTCGTGCCGGTTTTTGATCGCTGTGATGGTGTTAAGCATCAGTTCCAGCTCCCGTAACGCTGCTGTTGCTGCATCTGGTGCCGGATTAAATAGTTCCGGTATTCCATCTCTTGCTCCATGTGCCTCATCCGGCGATAGTTTTCAGCGTTGATCTGGTCCTGGCTGCAGCCGATGCAAGCCTTGGCTGGATAGTCATTGCCGAGACAGCAAACAGTGACGGCCGCGGCTGCAATAAGTGCTTTAAGCATGATTCAAATAAAGAAAGGAACAGTGGCAACGCCTGAACACTGCCAAGCGTTGCCTGTTGTCAACATCAGGCCAAAGCCGTAACCGCTGCGGCGACCTTGGTGGCTGCCAGCGTCCCGTCGCTCCGCTCCTCGTGCCCTCGCCTGCGGCTCAGGCACTCGCCCATGGCTCGGTGCCAATCAACGTCATAGACGCTCTCAGAGGCCTTTCTGGCGGGCTTAGAGAGCGCTTCCGCTTGTTGGCAGAACCAACCCTCTCGCCAGCCATAAGGCAGCCAGAACGTCCCCCACCATTCAGTTCCGTCCGGCGCGTACCACTGGCCCTTGCGTTGATAAAGGCAGCTTCCTTCGGCGAAGCATTGCAGCAACGCGTTAAGCCGGCTTTTCGTTGTGGCTGTATCCCAGCCGGCATCCGTGATCCGCAGGCCGCGGCAGCCACGGTCGCCAGCTAACGCTGAATCGAACCGGGCGATCTCATTGTCATGCAACCGCACAACAACGCTCCGCTCATAACCCGGTGTCCCGTGGATGCCTTCGTGCTCAACCTCAACGCTGGTGTTTCCAGAGCGCCAGCGCTGTTCGCTGCCGTTGATGGCATCCCGAACAGCCATCACCATGGCTGCCTCGATCTTTCTCATTGGTCAGTCTCCTGATTGATCTCGGTGCGACGCCGTGCATCGCTCCCAGAACATACACAACACGTTGCGCACTGTCAACAACCAACGCACTGGCAACCATCAACACACTGCCCAACCAATCCCCCAATACATATAGATGCCTTCTAGTTGCGGCTGAGGGCTGAGCTGGCCGTAGGACAGCGGAACAGAGCCCGAAGACGCAGGCTGTCCGACGGGCGTTAGGCCAGCCCGCAGGGCTTGCCGTAGGGCGCGAGCGGAGCGCAGCCCAGCCTGTCGGCTCATCCCCGCTAACGCCCGTCGCTTCGCTCCTCCCGCTCCTCACGGAGCGATGGCCCCAACCAATCAACAACCCGTCGCTCCGCTCCTCGTTGTGCTCTGCCCTTCGGGCCGCACAACTCTCTCCGTCAAGGTCACGCTCCGTTCGCTGTTACTGCTTCGCAGAAACCTTCGCTTCGCTTCGGTTACTTATCAGCTGCACTCTCTCATTGCTTTGCTGTTACTTATTCGCGACTTGTTGGGTTCGCTTGTATATAACAATGTCAACAAAGTTAGC